CTGTAGCCATTAATCATAGCACCTACTTTTTTACCCACAAGATTTTTGTATTTGTTAAAAACTTTAACTGTTGGTTTAAATGCAAGTGTAATATGATCCGATACTAATACACTCATTGTGGCACTTTTTTTAACTGCGTTACAGCTTTGTTTATCTAATGCGATAGCAAAATAACCATTATACATTATTTACCTCTTTGATTTTCTGCTTCTAATTGAATAGCAACATCAATATCTGACTCTTCTTTTTCTGTTAAAACTGTTAAAACATTTTCATCTACATATTGATCTATTTCTACTAAACCATCTTCTTTAGCAAACTCGGTATCTTCATAAACTACTTTACCAATGTATTCAGTTTTGCCACTATCTGTATAATTAGCGTCAACAACCAATGTTTCAACACCTTCTCTTTGACTAGTAATTGAACCTTTGACTTCGGAATGGTCAATACCTCCAAAATCTAAAAACTTATGTTCTGCCTGAGCCTCATTGTCAGCCAATACCTCTTGTTCAATCATAAGTGTATAGTATGTTTTCTTTCTGTATAAGTTTTTACCTATGTCTTTATCTGTATATGTTATATTTGTATTTACTGTCATAGTGTCCTCCTTAGTTCATATTGTAAATATAATTTCTTTTAGTTGTATATTTTTTTGTTAAATCTGGATCAAAGTCTTTTCTAAAACCATATCTTTTCCATAACTGACCAAAATCATTAAATAAACTTTTATCACCTTTAGCAGTATCAGGCCATACATCTTCGTATGTTTGATAATATTCGTCTGGATATATTATCTCAATAGCAGTAGCACCAGCAAAGTTTGTTGCGTCTTCTTTAAATGTATTATCCATATAATCTTTGAATTTTAACAATTGTTTTTTGTAATACTTAATTTTAGAAATAGGTACGTTTTTGTACATTGAGTAACTAGTCCAAAAATAGTCTGCGTCTTCAGAATTAAAATATTCTCTTTTATAAACAACGTTAAACGATTTGTGTAATTCTTTTGTCATAGTGTCTCCTTTATTCTTCATATACACTTACGCTATACTATTTTAAGTATAAAGTCAAGCACTAAAAAACGTTGATTTTACTAGGGTTTTGGGTATAAATGTTCTACTTTTGTTCTATTTCCAGTAGTTTTTTATCCATTTACCTGATTCGTGGTGCATTGCTACATGGGGATCTGGATTACCATGAAATATAGAAATCTTAGCATTCTGTTTAAAGGTATAATTTTGTGGTCTATTTGAATCATATTGTCTTGTATCACCTCTTGTAGGCCATTTATATGAATATGTCCATTGATCTGGAAAGAATTTTGTCTGAGGACTTTTTAACATAGTTAAATTAATAACGCTTTGATCACTATGATAGGTATCAAATCTAGTTTTGTCTTCTAAATATCTATCCCATATATGACTATGATGTTCTGTATTAAATCTTAATACACTTGAATTGATTGTATTAGGTTGAGCAAAATCTCTCATCACATAAAAATCTTCATCTTTACCTATTGTAAAAAACTCATTTATATTGTTTAATATAACTATATCTAAATCTAAAAATAATACATTGCCTTCTAGTCCTAAATTAGGATTAAATAGATGTAACTTGTTCCACCACCCATTCATAACAGGTTTAGGTATAGGTAATAATATAATTTGTTTATCAAAGTTTCTATTGAAGTCATCTGTCATACAATAAAAGTTAAAAGGTATAGTTAAATTTCTTTTAACCATATTGTATAAAACATTTACATAATCAAGTGAATACTTTGTGCCCCAAAATAACGAAACAACATTAGCGATCATAACCAGCTTTACCTACATAATAAGCATCAACAATATCTGTTACAGGATTGTTTAGTTTTGTCTGATCAAACTCTTTTACTAAATCAATGCCTGTATCTTTTACAAACTGCTCATACATTTTAAGTTTATCTGCATTACCTTTACCAGTAGCATTCTTTTTTACTTGACCAGGTACAATACTTTCAAATCTTTTATTAAGTTTGTATAATTTATGTTTAAGAGCGCCCATGTTTTCTGCTAGATTAAACACAAGGCCTTTACTACCAAATGAATAACCTTCTATAAAAATATTACCAATAGCAGTGTCAATAATAGAAATCGCCCAATCGGATATCTGGTCGTGTCTTTGAGTCTCGGAGGTATAGGGTAAATGAAGTCTGCCATTTATTTTACCATTACAAAAATTGCCTTCATATTTTTTTACATTTGTAAGATAATATATCTTACAGTTTTCAAATTTAAATGGTCCTTTGCATACACAGATAGCAGGACTACTTAAACTATAATCAATTCCAATCGTCTTGTTCTTCTTCATTATCAAATATTGCATCCTCTTCTTCTATAGAAGTGTCTGCACCACAAAAAGGACAAGTAGATGGTTCTGTATCTTCATCATCCCATTTTACATGATATGAAACTTCACAGTTCTTACATGTAAGAGTAGTCTGATTTAAGCTTGGTGGAGTAAGTGTTGTCATTATAGTTTGAAAGTTTTAAATTGATCCTTTTTAACGTCTTGTTTTACACCACCAATTACATAACTTTCTATTTCAGTTTCTTGTGGTGCGTTTTGTAAAGAACGGCTGTTAAACCAATGTTGTGTCCATGGTAGTGGATTATTAGCAGATGATTGTTCGTATTTTTGTTCTAAGCCAATCATTCTCATTCTTCTATTTGCTATATATTCAACATATTGATGTAATAATTTTTCAGATAGTCCTATCATAGAACCTTTTGAAAACAAATGAGATGCCCAACGTTTTTCTTCTTGTACAGCATCATCATAAATTTTATAAACTTCTTTATTTGTATCTTTGATTACTTTATTCATCACCTTATCATTCTCTTTTGTAAGATATGCTTTTATAATTTGTTGTGACATTGCAAGGTGTTGACTTTCATCTCTAGCAATCAATGATAATATCTTAGCAGAACCTTCCATAAGTTTTAGTTCACCAAATGCAAATGAACAAGCAAACGATACATAAAATCTTAAACCCTCTAATACGTTTACAGTTACTAATGCAAGCCATAATGCTTTCTTTAACTCATATTCATCAACTGACTTAGGATTTATCTGATACTTATATCCTAGATTAATTAAATGATCATAGGCTTCTGTAACTGACTTCGATCTTTTTTCTATTTTATCATCTTCAATAATTGTATCAAAAACTTCAGATGGATCAGCATATAAATTTTTAATAATATATGTATAACTTCTACTGTGAATTGTTTCCATAAAGTCCCATGCCACAATAGCACCTTCTAATTCAGGATTAGATACAAATGGTAAAAATGCAAGGCAAGGTCCTCTACCTTGTACTGAATCTAACATTGTTTGATATTTTAAATTAGATGTAAAAATAAACTTTTGTGACTCAGATAATTGAGCATAATCATTTCTATCTTTTTGTAAAGACACTTCTTCAGGTCGCCAAAAGAAACCTAACTGTTGTTGTGCTAGTCTATCAAATATAGGATACTTAAACGTATCATATCTTTGCACAGCTAAATCTTCACCGAAAAACAATGGTTGTTTTGTAAAGTCTAGGTTTTTTGTTTTGTTAAATACAGTTTTCATTAAATTGTACAAGAATCACAGTTCTCTGGATCCTCTTCCTCTTTTACTTCTTGTTTATCTTCTGGCACGTTATCGTGGAACCCAACTGGATGAGTAGGTTCATCTTCATCTTTCTTACTGTCATATGTGTTTTGATAATAAGAAGTCTTCCAACCCAATTTATAAGTTGTCAATAAGTCTTGTGCCATTACTGATACAGGCACTTGACCATCAGTATAATTTTCAGGATTATATGACCAGTTACCACTTATTGCCTGATCAAAATATTTTTGCATTACTGCAACGATATTTATATATCCTTCATTCCCTTTCATGTCCCAAAGTAATGTATAAAAGTTTTTTAGTTTTTGATATTCGGGTACAATTTGTTTCAATGGTCCTTTTTTAGACTTCTTAACAGACAAGTAATCTCTTGGTGGTTCAATACCGTTTGTTGCATTTGAAACAACAGATGATGATTCACTAGGCATTTGTGCTGATAGTGTTGAGTGTCTTAAGCCATGCTCTTTTATTTCTTTTCTTAACCATTCCCAATCGTAAGTAAATTCTCTTTTTACAATATCATCTACATCTTTTTTGTAGGTATCAATTGGTAAAATACCATCAGCATATTTTGTTTTATCAAAGTATGCACATTTGCCTTTTTCTTTTGCAAGTTGATTACTTGCTGATAATAGATAAAATTGAAATGCTTCTGTTAACTTATCGACCTGTCTCCATGCAAGTTTTTGATCATATTTGTATCCTTTTTTAGCAAGATAGTGTGCAAGGCCAATATAACCAATGCCTAAACTTCTTCTTGCTTTTGTAGATACTTCAGCAGCATTGATAGGATATTTTTGATGATCAATTATTTCATCTAAACTTCTTACTGCTAAATCACACAATGGTTCTAATTCATCTCTTTTGTTTATTTTACCCACATTGATGGCAGATAAAATACATAAAGCAATTTCACCTTCTCCATCAATGTGTTGTATTGGAGTGGTTGGTAAAGTTATTTCCTGACATAGATTAGACATTGAAACCTTATCTTTAAAAGATGAGTGAGTGTTACAATGGTCAATATTCATAATATAGATA